CTGCACCTGTTGCCGCAGCAATACGGTTTGCATAATCCAATTTGTAAGTCTCAAAACCAGCAACCATGCCAACATAAGAACGCTCGAAAGCGGTGTTGGATTTAGTGCCAGCAAAACTACGAGAGACTGATGCGCCACCAGTACCACCAGCAATGTTGCCAGCAATACCGTTGTAGTCACGGCTTGAAAGTGCCAAATAACGGTCAAAAGACTGTACGCCTTGCTCGTTCATGATGCTGTCGCATAAGGCCACGTCATCATAATCACCAGCTGCAGTGTTAACAGTCACGACCAGAGAACCTTGGGCGGCAGCAACATTCATGATAGAGATGTTGATGTCGGATGCCAGCTTTTGCTTGGCAGCATCACCCAAACGGCCTTCTTGCAGTGCGTCACGCAGTTCCAAAGCATCCAGAATGAACGGCACAGACTTTTGAAAGCCAAGTGTCGCTGGTACTGACAGCTGTGTGTATGCGGTGAAGTTGTTGGTCTGGTCCATGCCGTCATACGATTGCGCGATGTACGGTTGTGGGCGATAGATGACGTTGTTGGTGCGCTCCATCATCGAACCATCTGTGTTGTAGATGGACACGTTGCGGGAAAGCACTAAAGCATCGTTAAAGCCTTCGAGGATGTCCTCAAACGCTACGCGCTCTTCCTTACTGAATGAATTTGCCATGATAGGCTCCTATAAAAAATATCACTTGGATGCTGCTCGCTTTTGCTGTTTGTACTGAATGACTTTCGTCATGTTGCCAGTACGGGCAGCATCTTCTCGCAGCCGTTCTAGGGTTGAGTCCACCGCCCCAGATACTCTGCCAGTTCCTGACACGATTCTCTCGGGTGGCGGGGCTGCCTTACGGTTTGTAACTTTCAATTCTTTCTCCAGTTTTGCGACCGCAAAGGCAAACTTTACGGGGTCTTTAATGTCGGACAACTCTTTTGCCTTCTTCGGGTTCTTACCAAGTGCGTAAATGACTAGCGCGGGATTATCCGCACCTTGTAGCACAACGCCTTGCTGGGTAATACTAAAAAGCTCCTGGGCCACGGCCTCAGCATCTTCGTAGTCTTTGACTCGCAGCTCAGCTTTCGCCTTACCGTAGCCATCCAGCTTGGACTGCCATGCTTTTTGCTGATTCATAACTTCAGCTTCTTGCTTGGCATTTATATCTTCGACTTGCCGTTTCTGGTCAAACCAATTAGACAGTGCTAGCTCGTACTTTTCAGAATCATAGTCGTGATCTTCTAGGCTTGGCTTCTTACTCAGCACGACCGGCTTGGTCTCAGTCTGTGCGGTGCTTTGCAGCTTGCCTTGCAGTTCACGGTTTTGACGCTGCAATTCTCTGTTCGTCTTACGCAACTCGCGTACCCATTCAGGCGCCTGAGTCTGTTCTTCGGGAGGTGGCGCTTCCTCACCAATGCTGACAACAACTTCTTCAGTATCTTCGGATTCTTCCTCATCAACGATTCCGCTGACTTCGGTTTCCTCTTCCTCTACTTCGATTTCATTGTCCTCAATTACTGCCTTTGTACTCATCTTCTGACCCCATCAAACTCACCCATTAGAACGGCTGGGTGGTTGCCGTTAATTACATTCTCGCTCTTTTTTAGTTATCTGACAACAGGCTGAACAATCTGTCCTTGCAAAATTTGCTGTACAGCCTCTGCATTGGTCAATGCCATATTTTGGGCAGTTTCTTCAACTTTGCCTAAAGTTTCAAGAGTTTGGGCACGTTTAAGTTCTGCGCTGGCTACGGTTTCCACGGTATCAGCTCGGGCCTTAGCTGCTTTGGCAGTTGCTTCCTCAGCTGCGGCTTGCAGATACATAGCGTTCGGGTCTTGCGGTTGACCTTGCATTTCTGCCATCAGTTGTTGTGCTTCGTCATCTGTAGGCTTGACCACGCCCATGCGCAGGAGCTTCTTACGGAAGTAAGCATTGGCATCGCCTACGCCCTCGCCTTCCATATTCATCATCGCCATCGCGGTCAGCACTTGGGCTGTTTCTGGGTCTTGGGTGATCTGGAGCATTCCAGTCAAAGCCCTGACGGTAGCTGCACGCTTACTGGAGCTGGATGGTCCGACATTGGCGACCACATCAAAAGTCGCATCGGTCAAATCGTTTGCCATAACCATTGCGCCGGTCTCTTGGTCAATCGTTGGCTGCATCAGCTCAACCATGCCAGCCTCACCAGTAGGCGCTATGGTTTTCATCTTGCGCTTTTCTTCGGTGTAGATTTCCTTTGCCATGCCGAGCCAGATTTCACCGCAGCGCTTCATACCCTTGGCAAAATTGCTCATATAGATGAAGGTCTGCATATCCACACGGGTTTGAATCATCTCCACTGCTTTGCCTGAAACGCCAGAAACCATCTTGTCTGCCCCTTGCGGGTTGCCCAAAATGTCCTGCATATCCTGCTCGGTGATCTGCAACAGCGCTGCCATCGCAGGCGGGATGGCTGCTGACTTGGTATAACCGACAGGCCCAGCCACTTGCGTGTTGCCATCAGGCCCAGTAATCGGGTTGATAAGCAAATAAGGGTAATCCCGTAGATTGTCCTCTGCCCACATCACTTGATGCCCAGCAACTTGCTCGGGTGTCATGATAGGCTTTTCAATGCTGGACAGTGCGCTGATCTCGCCCAACTTCGAGAGCTGCATATTCTTCAGACGCTGGGCATCCTTAGCTAAACGCACCGCACCCATGCATCGCTCGATGTTGTCCACAAACCAACGCTTACCGTAGACCACCACAATTGGAATATTATTACCGGCGATGTAGCCTGCATCCTCCAGCACCTTGCCGCCAGACATGATGTATTTATGAACACGCTTCCGCTTAACCCGCTTCTGCCGCACTTCCTTTGTGCCGATAGCCATCAGCGTTTCTTCCAACATCTCGTCGTTAGCAAAGTCGGCCTGGGTGTAGCGCTCTTCCTCGCCTGCAATAGTCTGGAAAATGCGGATGGTCTCGGTTTTTTCCTCAACCTCGTAATATTCAGCCACAAACACAACGTCAGGCGTTGCCCAATCAAACTCGTATTGGTGGATGATCTTAGGCCAGTCTGTCGGGTCATCGTTGTAGATTTCTTTGTAGCTTTCGCGGGTCATGCTCGTGACCACAAAAGCAGACTTGGCATCTGATTTGTCTTGCCGCTTGGCGTTCAGTTCAAAGAACACTGAACTGTCGGCATCAAAGATTGGCTCAAACCGAATGCGTTGGCGCTCGTTTTCAGGGTCTTCCTCATCCTCGTAAACAGTCCGCAACCGCCATGCGCCAATGCCACCGCCTACTGCTTCTTCAAATGCATTGTCGTAGGCTTCATCAGCAACCGATGCCTGCTCGTCAGCTCGATAAAGGCCATCACAGACTTCAGCCAGCTTGTCGTTCTCAGTGCCATCCTTGCTTACATAATCAACGGTAATGCGGTTATTCCGGTACTCATTGACGATGCGAATGACTGCCAACATAATCTTGTTGACTTCAAATTTTGGCTTGTTTTCGTACTGGTCGTAGAGTGGGCCTTCCCACTGAGCACCACAAAGGGAGTAGAAACGCCTATCTTGCAAGCATTGCAGGCGCTCGTCCCGTAGCGCGGTTTGGATGTCATTGAACTGCCGCAGCGCATTAGCGTGCAAATTTGCAAGGCGTTGGTCGTTGGGTATTCGTGCCATGTTTGTCCTTTTGGGGCGATTATCTACCAGCGTTTGACATTGGGCAATGGCGTGAATGTAACTGGTTTTGTAGTTGCTGACCGCCTGATGCCTTCGCAGGCATACCGTAAGGCATCGATTACATGGTTCTTTTTATCCTCCAGCTGGGGCAGAATTCGCCCTGTTAATGGGTCCGATTTGTAACTGTACAGGCTCAGCTCGTCTATCGTATGAGTGCAGCGAGGGTGAACCACAATGTCATAGTTCTTCAGGAACTCGATGCCTTCCTCGACCGACTTTGGCCCTTTGACCGCGGTCATGATCTTCGGAAACCCGTTCTTCCGCATATGGCTGATGGTCTCCGGTCTAGCGCTGTCGGCCACGATGGGCCACTTCTCGGCCTCTGGCACTTGCATGAACAGCTCGGGAGTATTCACGATTTCGCAGCCCACCATATACGCTTCATAGTCAATGTAAAGCGTGCGACCAATGATGTGGCAACGCACCAGGACTGTCGGGTCAACTGCAAAGCCCCAGTCGGCACCGAGCCTGTGGATAACTTCTGGCGGTG